TACCTAGTGTACTACAGGCTATGATACGTGAAGCTAAGCACGGCAACGTTCAGGCAGGTAGATTAGTATTAGAGCATAGTGGTAAACTTGTAAAGAATGTTAATGTTACTATAGATAGTCCTTTTGAGAAGTTTTTAAAGAAAACAGATGATATACAAGACGCCGAGATAGTTGAAGATGAAGAAGTATTAGGTTTAGTACAGGAATTGCCTACTAATACTGATTTACCGCCAAGAAATAAAGAATCTCAACGTAAAAGAGTATATAAAGAAAAGAAATTAATAAATAAAGCAGTAAAAGACGAGGTAAAGCGTCAAGAGTACAATAAAAAGCAAAAAGAATGGTATAATTGGCGAAAAAGAGCTAAAACTGTCGGTATAGAGCCTTTAAAAGGTAGAAGACCAACTGCTGGTCAAAGAAAAGAGTGGCAAAATAAGATTATTGCTGCTGAAAAGTCTAACGATTCTTAATAAACTTTATTATAAAATATAAAGATACAGCTAATATAAATACAGTACCTACATCCACTAAATGATTACCTGAATCACTCTCAATAGCACCTATTGGTGTTTCTATACGCACTCTTTGAGTTTTATTCATTCTTCTCTTGTTCCATAATTCGCATTATTTTGTCTGTATTTTCGTCTTTTCTTGCGTATATCTCTATTAGTGATTTGTATATTCCGTGAAATTTTTTTACTTCCATTTGTACCAATTTTTGTTGGTCAATTAGTTTAATAATAATACCTTCCAACCTCTTGAAGTCTTGGTCTAACTCTTGCATTAGAGTTTGTTGTATAAATCTGTTCTGTTTCCATATAAAAAATCCGAACGCTATCGTCATCGCCACGGGAATACCAAATTGTTCCATTATCTGTATAATATCCATTACTCTCCATCATTACGCTATCCCCATAAAGGGAATTTTGCCTGTTCCCATCATTTTACACATAGTTTCATATGTGTCTTTGTCTATATCAACCAACTTGTCTTCTTCATAAATATCTGTATAATATTGTTCTTCATTTAATTCAAAGCCTAATTTATCAGCAATCATATTAATTTTTTCGTGCATTTTAAATAAATTTTTAAGTAAAACTTCTATTAATTCTTTTTCTGATTTTTTCATTTATTTTTTTCTAATACTTTTATTTAATGTTTTAATAAAATCATTTCTAAATTTTACAAGAGATTCAATAGATACTGTACCTTGTAAACCTAAATCGTTATACCCAGAAGCAGATGTTTCACTTTTACTTACTATAAATTTTCTTCTAGGAGGTCTATCGTCATTATAAGAGCCTTCAAAATGATATTTAGCATAATTTGTGCTTTTAATTCCATTCATATTAACAGTTAATTTATTCATTAATTTGCCTGTTCTTAATAAAGGTTTTTTATGGGTTATACCCATTTTTTCTCTTTGTTTTATAGTTGATGGTGCAAGTTCAGGTGTAACTAAACCCCTATTTATAAAATCTTTAGAATCTTTTATTATTGGTATCATTAATTGTTTAAGTATACGTTTTTTTAGTTGATGTTTTTTTGATTTTTGTAAAGCTTTTTTAAAATCTATATTAACTTTGGTTTTTATTTCCATTTAAATCCTCTAAAATTTCATCTTCTTCATTATTTTTAGGTTCTTCAACTTCTTGTAATTGTTTTGGTTTTTGAGATTCTGCTTTAGATTTATTATCATCTAATTTAGCCTCTGCTTCTTCCAAAGTCAAGTCTTTATTATATTCTACCATTAATTCGGCTTTATTTACAAGTCCTAAGTTTAATCTGTGATTATCAAGAGCTATTTGGTCTTGTACAGTCATAGGATATTCAGGTTCATTAAAATCAAGCTTTAAACCTTGTGGTAAACTTATATTAAAAGTTCTTGCAATATTCTTCTCAATTTGGTAAATTTCGTGCTCGTATTGTGTCCATAAAGCTAAATCGTCTTGATAATCTTCAAAACTTTCTAAATCTTTAATTTTTAAAGCTATTCCACTTGGTGTTTCACCACCATCTTGAGCAAATTGAACAGATAAGTGATTATTTTGTGCCACAAGCTCCATTTGAAACTTAACATTTTCAATAACTTTATCAATATCACCCGCTGGAGATTTAATATCGTAACTTGCATCAGAAGGAAGCTCTAGAATAACATCTGAACCAAATCTTTGTCTATTACCTAAATCCGCACCACTAACAACAGGCTGTCCAAACATTTGAAACCTTAAACCAAGTTGCATTTCAGTCATTGTAATATTTATATGTTCATTAGCACTTACAATATCGTTTGCTCCTTCTACATAAAAAGAATCGCATTGATGCTCTCTATGAGTAAAAGCAAAAGGTAAAACACCATAACCGTGCTCTTGTTGTTGTAAAATATCCCCATCTTCATTAAAAATAACATATTCTTTGTCATTCCAATGTATATATTGTAAATCGTCTGCATTAGAAACATCATCACTGTAATTCATTAAAGGATAAGATATAGAAGAAGGTTTAAAAGGGTCATTTTCAAAAAAAGGATGAAAATAATATATTGGCTGATAATCAAAGTGAGGCATATCATCATCAACATACATTACTCTTACAGCTATACTTCCGACTAACCTTGTCATTCTTTCAATATGTTTCATTTTAGCATCTTTTAATACAGAAAGATTGTTATATTTTTTATTAACATTTCTATCTGCACCTATAGTATAAATACGAGACATTTTATTTATAAACTTTTTAGTTATATTTGCTTCATAAGGAGGAACTTCTCTAAAAGCGTCTAAATCAAACCTACTAGATATATAACTTGCTGTATCATTACCATTATAATAATCTAAAAGTTTATTAATATACCTTTCTCTTTGATTTTGGTTAAATATTTTTAGTTTTTTTAAACTTTCTTCTATTATGTCTTGTTCATACATTATCGTTTCCTCACTTTAATTTCCCTATTTTTAATTGGAAAATGGTTAATAAAAAAATATCTTAATTGGTCGCACCCGTGGTCGTGATAACCGTCTTTTAATGGGTCTTGTTTTAATGGTTTACCATCTTGAGCTTCAGGGTATCTATAACTTTCTAAATCTTCTGCCATACCTATACAATTATTGTTTAAATGTAAATACCTTTCTCCATTAGCATTTTCTATAAAACTTCTAACGTGATTTACGCCCGAAGATATACTTCTTGAGGCTTTGTCTGTAATAGTATTAACATTTATACCTTTTTTTCTAAAAATTTCTATATCTCCTATACCTGATTGCCCTTGTGCTTGTGAACCTGCTGGGTCTCCATAATATCTCATAACATTATATTTTTTACTTTTTATAATATCTATTAGTTCGTCTGTTTTTATGTTTGTTTGATGTATAACTTCATCAATCATATTTATATGCCATTCTCCATTTACTCTGTACGTTTGATACCATCCCACAGAAGGCATCCTGTACCCAAAATCAATACTACAAAAAGTAGGAAGATTGGCGTTATAAGGATAATAACCAACATCAAGATTTCTATCAAAAGGATAAACCCTGCCTTCAAACGAAGTAAATTGTGCACCATACTCTTGGTCAAAAAGCTCTTTAGACATATTACGTTTTCTTTCAACGAGAAATTGGTCACTTTTGCCTGTTGGAAACGCAAAACCATTATCCCAAGATGGTGCTTGATGAGATTCCCAAAGTTCATCACTTTTTCCCAGCAAGTATAAATCATATAACCAATTAAACCCTTCTGGCGTAGAAATAAATATTCCTTTACCTTTTCTATCAGATAGAGTGGGAGATAAATACATATCCCAAATTCTAGGTCTTACTTTAGCTGCTTCATCTATTATCAATAAGTCCAATCCTTCACCAACAAGTGAGTCAGGGTTATCTGCTGATTTAGCTTCTACAACTGTGTCCCATTTAAATTTGATATATCTTTCTTTTTCTGAAGCTTTAATAATATCATTCTGATGTCCTTTTACCATCGTGTCCCATACTTCTCTGAACATCAAGTCTGCTTTATCATACGAAAGACCAACCAACCATATTTTCTTATTCGGCTGGGAGGCGTAGAATGTCGCTTCCATTGCCGATGCCGTAGTCTTCCCGAAACGCCTCCCACAAACCATTACAAAAAACCTTGCAGATTCTTTTGTAGGAAAATGCAATTTACGTTGCCCCTCGTGAGGTTCGTAACCTAAATAATCAAACCATTTTTGCTTATAATCATTTAAATGTTGCATAAGTCTACCATTATAAGTTAAGTTACAATGTATGACAAACGCAAGATATAGTATTTTGCAATAATAAATATACAACATAGGAGGGCAGTATGTCCGAAGAAAATAAAGTATCAAATGAAGCAGTAGCGGATAGTGGTGCAGAGAACAATGTTCAGGAAATAGCTCAACCAGAACTTGCAGCAGAAATAGCTAACAGTAAAAAATATAGAAAAAGAGCTCAAGACGCTGAAACTCAATTAGCAGAAGTTAATAAAAAACTAGAATCTCAAGAAAATGCAAAATTAAAAGAAAAAGAAGAATTTAAAACTTTAGCTGAAAAATTTGAAGCAGAAGTTAATTCTCTTAGTCCTTATAAAGACAAATATGAAGCATTAGTTGAGAAAAGAAAAGCTTCTTTATTAGAAAAGTTACCTGAGGATAAGCGTGAAACTTTTAAAAACAAAGAATTAGACGTATTAGAGTTTATGGTATCTGAACTTGGTTCTAAAACTCCAAACGAACCAACAGCACGTGGAACCGTTAAGGCTAAAAGTGTTGTTGATGATTGGGGTAAAATGTCACAAGGTGATAAAAAGAAGCATTGGAAAGATATTATAAAATCTTATACTAATAAATAAACCCTACTTGAAGGTCATTTGACAGCTGATAGAGGGTTAAGATTGGAGAACTAATGGCTTTTACAGACCCGTTCGACGTTAATGTACAGTCTGGTGGTACAGGTGCAGTTACACCTAATATTGCTGACCAGTTTATCCCTGAAGTTTGGGGACAAGCTATATCTGACGTCTTTCAACAACAAATAATGATGAAAAATGTGGGGATAGATTTATCTCCTGATGTTGCCTCTCACGGTGACGTTATTCATATGCCACATATTGGTGTACCTGCTTTATCGGCTTTTACACAAGGTGGTGAAATTGCTACTGATGTAACTTCAGGCGGCAGTCAAACATCTGAAGAAACACAATTAACAATAGACCAGTATAACGTAGCTTCAGTTTACGTTCCTGATATTGTTAATGTTCAGTCAAACTATGACCTAATGAGTATTTATACTAAACAATTAGGTTATGCTTGTGCAAGAGGTTTTGATAACTTCTTACATTATCAAGTAGCAAATAACCTACAAGGTTTACTTGCTAGTGCTACAGGTGCTGCTGGTGCAGATGCTAATAACTCAATGCACGTAGAAACAACAGGCTCTGCATTATCACAAGCTAATTTAACTTCGTTAATGGCTTTAATACTTGGTGAAACAGGTTCAACTGATGGTTGGCATTTAGTTTTATCACCTGATATGTATGCAAGTTTAAATGCTTTAACTGAGTATGCACAAGGTACACAAGCTGCTCTAGGTGCTGATTTTGGTAGAACAGGTAATGCTGGTGCTATTCTTGGTATGCCTGTTTGGGTTGCTCAATCACCTTATATGGGTTCTGCTGCTGGTGGTGCTGATGTTGCTGCTGATGCAAGTAAAGGTATCTTAGCAGTTGCTGACCTTGAAACTTCAGGTACAGATGATAACGATTTAGTGTATGGTTATGCTATACACGAAAGTGCTTTATATTACGCTTTCTCTAAAGAAGCTAAAATAACAGCTACTTATCGTCACGCTTACCTATCTTGGTTAGTTACTTGTGAGTCAGTTTATGGTGGTGCAATTAGAAACACCGACGCTGATGGCAATAGACGAGTATTCGCATTAGTGGATGCTGAGTAAATCATAATTAGCTTAATGTTAATTAATTATAAGGGGTGGTTTTTACTGCCCCTTATATTAAATATATTATGAGTGAAACAGAAATATCTAAAAAAAATAATAGAAATGGTAAAGGCAGTTTATACAGAATCCCTGTTGGTGATTCAAAGTATAAAGAAAATTATAACAAAATTTTCAAGAAAGACAGAGATGAGTTTAATAGAAAGTATTAAAAAACACGAAGGCTACGTAGGTGTAGTATATAAAGATTCTTTAGGAATTGATACTATAGGTTACGGGTTCGCCATCAAAGATTTAGAATTAGATGTAGATGTATGTGATATTATTCTTGAACGTAAAATTAAAAACTTACAAGATAGAGTTAAGAATAAGTTTAGCTGGTATAAGTATATGCCACCTGAAATTCAAGATGTTATTATGGAAATGTGTTATCAGTTAGGTGTTACAGGCGTTTCTAAGTTTAAAAAGACTATAGCATATCTACAAAATAAAGAATTTAAAAATGCTTCTATAGAGATGTTAGATAGCCGATGGGCTAAACAAACACCTAATAGAGCAAAAGAATTAAGTAATAGAGTAAAAGAGGTGGAAGTTGGATATTGATAGTTTAAAGGTTGGTA